CTACAGAATCTGCCAAGTGCTCATTAGCATGTGTAAAACGCAATTCCCCCTTTCTTTTTTCGGTAAGCCAATCTGCATCAGGGTAAGTTTCTATGGCCCAAGAAATCATCTCAGCTTTAGTAGCTGTCTTATTTCCTGTGGCGGCTAACTTAACCTCTGTTGGATTGACTTGTATGAGGGGTTTTTGTATTGCTGCTATGAGCCCTATGGAGATACCATAGGATACGGATGCTCTGGCGCTTTGTGAGCCTATTGGAACTTCTGCCATTACTAGGTCAACATCACTGATAAAATCAAACATAGCATTTCTGAGCGCAGTAGCACGATTAAAATCATCATTGCTTTTACGCTGCATCTTGGCTTTGCTAGGATCAGTTGTTTGTAGGCGAAGGTGGGTAAGATTAAAGGTGCCTGTATCTTCGCACAGTACACCTTTTGACATCCCGAAGTTCTTTAAGCTGGGATCAAGGCCTGCAATTATCATTAGGCAAATAATGACTTTTTAGGTTCAGCTCCTGCCGCTTTATTACCGGCTGGCTTATTTGGAGCACCACCAGTAGCACCAGTTTTGGTAGACTTGTCAAAGACATTACCTTTGTTGGTTTCAAGCCACTTGTCATGGTGAAGAGCTTCTTCAGCTTGCGCGGTAATTTCAGTAACCGTCATGTTGTTATCGTTCTTAAAGAACTTGATAATTTCATTTTGCTCACGGGTTTCACCAGTAGGTTGATAAACACCGTTACCATCTTTAGCGTTCTTATCTACTAATTGCTTTTGTACAGCAGCGCGAATATCAACACCAATTAAGTCGACTAACATATCTACTTTAGTAGGCAAATCTTTCTTTGCTGTGAAGTCATAAATGTTGATAGTCTTTTCTTCAACACTTACATCAGCAATTTCTTGGCCTTTTAAAGCCAATAAGCAAAGTGAGTTAGCTATGACAAAGCCCGGTAAGTACTGTTCGTTACCATCTTTGTCTTTATAAACATTGCTGTTGCCTTTCTTGTCGCCTGACGTAATCCAAATCTGTTGGCTTAGTTTAGCGCCACCAGTGGTTTCAGTTTCAAGGTTAAGTGACATAGCACCACCTTTAGACTTACCAAAGTAAGCAAATTTGATGTTAAGACCATAAACGTCAGTCTCTAATGTACGAAAGCCGCCAGTACGATCACTGTCTAATACGATATTTTCTTTTGTTTTTAAGTTTGATAAGCTCATTGTGTGTTTCCTTAATCTGCGTAGTATTCGTGCAAACGGTCTAATACCATTTGCGCGTCGTTGTCGATAAATGTTTCTTTGTCTGTCCACATGCCCATAGAGCCGCGAAGACGTTCGTTAACAGTCTTGGCAGTAATCTTGGTTTGAAAGACATACTTGAAACCTAAAGCCTTTTCTTCTGCTGTGATTTGCAATAAATCACTGCCATAGTCTTCAAGGTTTTTTAGGGTTTGTTTCTTACATCCAATAACGCATGAGAAATATGACTCAACTCCGTTATTTTTAAGCGCACCCTTTATAGGTACACTGGTTTCCATAACAGAATCAGCTTCGTTTAATACATCTTTAACGTGTGCAATAAACACGACGTTTTTAGATGATGAAGCAACATACTTCTGCATCAATCGTTTAAAGAATTGTGCAAAATCACCCCAAGCTTTCTGACCATCAGTGGCTTGATAGATGTACTGTGATTCGTACATATCCATAAGATAAGTTAAAGAATCAACTACAACGGTGTGTACATCATCCATGTTCTCAACTTCATCGAACGCTTGTTCAACTTCGTGAGGTTCGGTGATCACTATTTGCTTGAATTTGTGCTTGAATGGTAATTTCTTCGTGTGTGTTCAACAAAGTTCGTTAATCTTTGTCTGCAACATTACTTGCAACTTACGGTTTCCCGTAAGACCAGACTATATCATCACCTTATTTTAAGGTGTCTACTGCTTCGAACCACTTGGCTCTACTCCCTTGCGGGATAGTCGTTGGAGTTTATTTAATATGGGAATATGTTTTATACTTAATAATTTGGTTCACTATAAATACTGAACTCGTTTATTCCATATTTAATCTTACCTGCTGATTACCCAATCCTTTACTTGTTCATCACCTTACGGCTATACAAAGGCTCTAAGGGCTTTCCAGCAATTCAATAGATTTGCTTATTAGTATCACTACTAATAGGGGCTAAAAATTAACCCGTTTCGCAGTTTAGATAAACTACGCCTTCAGGGTTTTTAATGTTGCGTAATGCAGCAGACTTTCCAGCCCCTGATTTACCGCAAATTAAAACTAAGTTGTCATTACTGACCTGTGCGTTTTGTGACATTGGTTTGGTTTCTCCAAGAGATATTTATAATCAAAAAAGCCAACGGATGTTGGCAATTTAGTTAAGGGGATACAGACTTATTAAAAGCTCTACGGGCAGATAACATAATAGTGTTTGTGATTTCTTCATCTGGTAATGAGTCTTGCAACTTATCATTTAATGAATTAACCGCTTGTTCAATCTTCACCATTGTTTTGCCGCTATCTACTAAGAGTAGGGCGTATTTAATTAGCTGGTTTGAACGATTACCTTGACCAGTATTATTAATGAACCAACGCTCTAAATTGTTAAGAGATGATTGATCTAATAACTTTTCTTTACGTTTTTCGTTCTTACTGGTTTTAGGAATAAACTCTACTGGATCAAACAACTCACCATCATTGGTGTAAATGTCACCTTTGTCATAGCAAGCCCACTTTCTTGAGCGTTGGCCTGTACTTTCATCTAAGTGAAATGGTAGCCACTGATAGACACCTTGCATAAACTCTTTGTAATCGTTCCCATCAAGTTTAAGTGTGTACTTCATAGGAATGATTACCCTAAAGCGGTCTTCACCGTTGCAGCCGTTACCAGTGATCCCATGACGTTTAGTGGTATAGATAATAGACTTATATTGCCTAAGCAACTGTTGCACTGAACTTAATGGCACTTCACCATCAATATCCAGGACAAGTAAGTTAGTCCCAGGAATAATCTTGTCTTCACATCTATGCCCATCATTGACATGGTGAGCTACCCAATGCATATCTTTCATCTGGGTTAACTTTTCTAGGTTTTCCCATTTAATTGCATCGTTAAAGTAGTTGTAAGCCATGTGGTCTGAATAACTAACCGTTAACTCATCAAGGTTGGTTTCTTGCAAAGATTCACCATGCAAAAACATAATCCCATCATGGAACTGTTTCTTAATAATGATGTTGTTTTGATACCCATGACTGATAGCATAATCAAGCATTTCTTCTTTATGCTGTTTAGCACCACGGTAGAAGGGCAGGTACTCATGTAATTCAACTTGAGTAACAGGGCGCTTGGCTTCACCTAAGTAACGAGCCAGTTTGACATAGGGCATTTCTCTATTGAGTAAATGACCAATACCGGCACCAGATTCTTCGGCTATGGTAATAGCATAGTAAAGGTGATCTGCTGTAATTTTACTGGAGCTATCAATGAAAGCATAAACGGCCGCTAGTTTTAGCGTCTTAAAATATCTATGTTCCATCTCAGCACGTTCAATAAAATTATACTGGCTTATTGTGTTGGCTCTATCCATGCAGTGCATTTGATATTCTAGCAACAAGTACTCTTCGTTCTTATCCATTCCCAATGTTTTATTGAAATTAATGGAATCAGCAAGCTCAAGTAACTCTTCACTAAAATCATCTATAAATGCGTTAGCAGACTTTTCTACGTTACGGTCATAGATGTCTTCAACACTCATGTCAAGATCGCGTACAACGTCATTGGTGTAAGCAAAGAAGCATCTTCTTGCATACCCTTTTTCAAGCATCTTAAAAAACTCTTCTTCAGTCTTGGATGCATCAAGTAATGATGAGCCAGTACCAAACATGATCAGGTTACAAGGAGTGCCACCTTTAATTTCTGACATTCTTACATTGTCTCTGGTGTTCTTAACCAATGAGCCTTTGATTTTACCTTTATCGTATAACTCTAAGAACTTAGAATAAGCTTCAGCGTTACCAGTAAGGTTGTCACCAATTTCGTCTATCTCAAAGTTTAAGGCCCCAGCATTAGCGAGTAATAGCTTTTGTCTAAACTGTTTTAATGCAGCAGGAGTGGCACTATCAAATGAAGTCATCCATTCACCGGCTAATCCAAATTCAGCACGAAGTTGGCTTAACTCAGCATCATCATCTGTACCATTTCTATTAGCACGTTGAACGGCTAACTTAGCCATATTGATTTCAGTAACTTCAGGCAATAACTCTTCTTTGAAGCGTTCTGCAAATAGGTTGGTTACTTGTTCTTCCATGAAGTTCATGGCTTTGGTCTTCCCTGCGCCTGAAGGGGCTAGGTTGACCGTATACATGTTAATAGGTAGATTGGCCTGCTTGTGAGTCTTAACAGTAGCTCGCATCTCTGAGGCAATCTTAGACAGGTGATAAGACACTATCATTCTAAAGAACATAGGGCTTTCATTTTCACAGTGATTACATAGGAATTGAGCAAGCTTCTCAGCTTTGGGGTGGTACTTTCGTTCATCTGGATTAAAATAATTAAGTTGGCGCATGTGTGGTTATCCTCCTGAGATTTCTAAATCTCCTGTGCGTAAATAGTCGTCTTTTTGCTTACATACTGGGAATGAAGCGCAGTATCTGCAGGCTACAACTTTCCCTTTGACTTCTTTGGTAATTCCACCTTTCATGGAAGCCATAGCATTAGCTTCAGCCGGGTTATCAAAGTTCTTAGTTGCGCGTTTAGCATCTGGCTTGCTGTAGTATTTCCATACGGTATCTTTTCGCCATAAATCTTCATCTGTACAAGCTGGCATAGCTTCTTCAGGTGCATCCTTATACTTAACAAACAGCTTTAACTTATTACGGATAAAGGCTTCTGTTTCAAGCAAAGGCTTAAGTAAGAGTTTATGTTCGAGAGTTTTAGCGGGCGGGTAATTCTTTTGTATGTTTGCATCTCTTGCTGACCAATCAGTAAATATAAACTGAATAGCCATATCATCACGGGTAATGATGTCGGGGTTAAGCCAGCGATAAATGCTGCCTTGCATAATATACTTTGCATCATTGGTTCGATGAATGTATGTGTATACACTGGTGGTTTTAAAGTCTTCGACTCTGCCTTCACCAATGAAGTCAAACTTACCGCTAATATTAAAGCCCTCAATGGACTTTGTAGAGCGTTGCTCAAGGTAGACTGGTATTTGGTCATCTGTTACTTCAGATGGCACAGGGTTCACTACAATGCGCTTTGCAACACCCTTGGGTATGCCTAACGCTATGAGGTTATTGATTCGGTTTGACCCAACCCATGCTTCTTCAATACTGTCGTGTATTGCTGTTCCCATGCGAGAAGCAACTAGGCCTGATATGTCTTGAATGCTTTGTGATGCTGGTACTCTGGTAGCAAGAACCAATTGCTTAACTGGTTTAAGTAAGTCGGTAGCAGAGAAGTGATTTTTATCGGGGTTGTGATCGTAAGTATCGTGAGCCAACCACGTAGCAACTGACAATGCTAGGTTGCTACGATTTGTATACGTAGTAGTCATAAAGAGATTGCCTATTTATTATAAAGTCAAAAAAACCCAACGGA